CCCGATACGCAGAGCAAGATAGAAATCTTGTTGAAGTTGCAAAAGTTGCTGTCTGAAGCCTACGAGTCTTTCCCCGACGAACACATTGGGGTGGAGATCTTCATGGCAGAAAATAACGTGAATGCTTAAATGAATGATGCGTATGAAGAATGGCTTGCTAAAGGTAATAAGCCAACTCAGCTTCCAGATGATGCAACTGTTGGTGATACCAGGCCGTGCATAAACTGTGGGCAACTCAAGCCAATGGCTGAGTTTACGCAGTTCAAAGGACGATTAAAGTGTCAAGCTTGTTACCAAAGAAAAAGCAAAGGCTTTGTAATGAAGGAGTGATCATGAATGAACCAACACGCGAACAGGCAGAGGCATCAGATCCTGCCGCCCCATGGAACAAACCCGACGCAGAGTTTTGTGACAAGCATCCTGATGAAGAGATCGACACTGCTTGGTACGAAGACTGCGATTCGCCTACCGGATGGCATGCTCATAAGTACTGCCCAGTCTGCGAGGCACTTGCCCACCTAGATGAAGGGCAACTGTACTGCGAAGACTGTTACAAGTCTGACCTTGAGTACGATCCAGATGAAGGGTTCTATTGTTTAAATTGTGATGCATATGCAGAGGGAGTAAACACTCATGCAGGACATGAATGAAGAGTTTGAAATTGAAATGCCTGGCGCGGATGAAGAACATCAGTACGCCCTGCAACTAATAAAGAACATGGCTTCTGTCGCGGATGATTTAGATCCAGACATATTTGCAGAGACTATGTTGATCTACGCAGTAACCTACCACTTGTCGAGCGGCAACACAGAGATAGTCCGCGAACTTCTATCCAAGGCTTTAGCCTCAGAAGAAGAAGAGCCGATGGTATGTCACTAATGAAGTTAAGGTACTACCAAGAAGAAGCGATTGATGCTGCGCTGCATTGGTTTGAGACTCAATCAAGCCACCCTTTAATCGTACTACCCACAGGTGCTGGCAAGACAATAGTCTTCGCCAACCTGATCAAACAATTATTTGAGCGTGAGCCTGACTGCAGAGTATTGATCCTCGCACACCGGCAGGAGCTCGTGTCTCAGGCTGAAGATAAGCTTAAGAAGGTATGGCCCTGCGCCCCGTCAGGCATTGTTGCTGCAGGACTCAGGCAGTTTGAAGTTGATGCGCGCATTGTTATCGCCAGCAGAGACACCCTGGCAACGCCTAAGCGATTGATGTCTAGTGGGCACTTCGATTACATCATTGTCGATGAAGCACACCACGTTTCACCAGACCAGAAGACGCGCTACCGAAAGATCTTTGAACACTTTGCGCTTGAGCAATGGAGTGAACCTAGAATCCTAGGCGTAACAGCTACACCATTTCGTATGGGCCAAGGCTTTATCTATGGCTTAGACGATCACTTCTTCTCAGGCGTAGCTTACAAGGTAGGTATACCTGAGATGATCAAGCAGGGTTATCTGTGCCGTTTGTCTGCGTTCAAGGTAGATGATGAAGCAGTGATCGATGCATCTACTGCGCGGGTCAAGTTCAAGGGCGGTGACTACCGCGAGTCAGACATTGCAATGCTTGCCATGGAAGATCACACCATGCTTGCCATCGTTAACGACTGGATCGACAAGGCGTACAGCAAGGGCAGACTAAGCAGTGTGTTCTTCTGCATCACCGTAGACCATGCCAATAAGATGTGCATGTACCTGAAACAGGCAGGCATCGAGGCTGCTGTAGTGACGGGGGAAACCCCACAAGCAGAGCGAGAAGACATCCTTGAGCGTTTTGAAGACGGCAAGATCAACGCGCTATGTAATGTATCTGTTCTCACTGAGGGGTGGGATGCCCCGCGAACTGATTGTATAGCACTACTCAGGCCCACCAAGTCACTTGGTCTGTACATACAGATATGTGGCCGAGGCATGCGGACCTGGGGCGAGAAGAAAGACTGCATGCTGCTGGACTATGGCGAGAACATGCAGCGCCATGGGTGTATTGATACGGCCAAGCCGCCAGCACCTGAGAAGGAAGAGGACAAGACTCCTAAGATCTGGATCTGCGATGAGTGTGTAGGTGTAAACGACTACGATGTATATACCTGCGCTGAGTGTGGTGCTGATCGTGTTAAGCAGATGGTAAAAGAGCAGCAACTACTGATAGGCGCGATGGAAGAAGAGAAGGATGCCGCCACATCCAGGCAAGCAGCCGCAGGTTCTGTCTTATCAGATGAACTAGAAGACCCTGCTGAGAAACAAGAACGTATCAAAGACATTGATTATGTGACCGCTGAGAAGAAAACATCTAAGAGCGGTAACGAATACTTGAACGTAATGTTCTCAACACCTGGCGAGTACTGGCCCCAGAGCATGCCGATCATGCTGGGCATGAGGGGTAAGGCTGGGATGATGGCCGAGAAGAAGTGGAGGGCATTGACCAGCCAATACAAGTGCCCTGAAGATATTGATTGGGCTGTGCATCAAGTGAACGTGCAGAACAATATGAATCACATTAAACAAATCACTGTAAGAAAAGAGGGGAAATACTGGAATGTTGTCAGCGTCCATTTTTGAAAAGATCGATGAGTCTATTGCAGCAAAAGAAAGCCGTAACCGTGGGCACCTAGGGTTCAGCGGCATAGGAGATGATGATGAGTACCGACAATGGATGGGCTTCCGCTGGTGCTTACCATCTACATTCGGCGGCAGGATGCTGCGCTTGTTTGACTTGGGCAACCGCATCGAGGATCAGATCGTAGATAACATTCGCGACACAGGAATTATATCTATTGCCTCGCATGATAAAGATGGCAACCAGTTCCGGGCATCGTTCCTTGGCGGTCACTTCGCAGGCTCTTGTGATGGCCTTCTCAAGGGCGTACTGCCACCACCTGATGAAGAAGTTGTCTTACTCATGGAGGTCAAGAGCGCAAACGACAAGCGGTTTAAGGAGCTCGTTAAGCTACAAAGCTATGAGGACTGGAGTGATTCATACCGCGTACAGATCCATGCGTACATGGGCGCGCTTGGTTTGACCAAATGCATGGCTGTTGTGATGAACAAAAACAACAGCGAGATATACTCTGAAATCATCGATTACAAGCCACAAATCTGGGAGCGTGCCCAAGAGAAGGCTGAACGTATCATCTGCAGTGACAAGCCTGACATCAGTACTCGCCGCTCAGAAAAAGACTGGCGCATGAAGAACGAGCCTAGTGTGTACAAGGACATCTACTATGGTCGGCGGTTACCTGAGTCAGTCAACTGCAGGAACTGTGTGCATGTTAAGCCACTCACAACATCCAATGGTGCGGTTTGGTACTGTGGTCGTAGCAATAGATCCATACCGATTGAAGAGCAGCCACTAGGCTGTAAGGACCACATGTGGATACCTGCGCTGGTGAACGCAGATCATATCCCTGCTAGGAGCACGCCTGATGGCATGGCTTATCAAGCAGGTATCTTGGAGTTCTATAACGGCAAAGGCCCAGACGGGGCTGAGTATGAGTACAGTAGCGCAGAGATGCGTGAGCTATCGAAGACCAACTTCAATACGCAGATGATGATTGATGGTGAGAAGATTAGGGCTGAGTTCCCTGGTAGCTACTACGACAACATGGATGAGAGCACGCCTGGGTTTTAGTCCCAGGATCGTGGGTCTTTAACGATCAGTATCTTGGTGCCTGGGTATAGCGCCTCAACAAGTTTCTTCTTGAGCGTGAACACCTGGGTTATCAATCCCTTAGTATCCTCTATCACCACCTCACCATCACGCTTATAGCGGAAGTCCGCAACGTATGAGCAGATCTTCTTGTCCTCACCATTCACAGTAACAACACATGGGAAATCAATCTGGACTTCTAGGTCAGATATCTCACCGGCATCTTCGTATCGTTTAAGGATTTTATACCGAGCGGCTTCAAGCTTTGAGTCAAAGACGATCCCATCGTACTCAGTCTTCTTGGCGAAGTACTTGTTCTTCTTCGGTGCCTTCTGAGGTATCAAACTAATCTATTCCTAGGAGTTTGTTTAACTCTACCTGCTTCAATGCATCTACACCACGACCAGCAAGAGACTTCGGTGGTGCCGGTGGTACAGGCGCTCCTGTCTGAGGTGGTCCAAGTGGCGTGCCAGTCTGTGCTGGGGGCATTGGAGCCGCAGGCTGTGCTTGTGCAGGAGGTTGAGCCGCAAGTTGTTGTGCAGCCTGTGCTTCTGCTGCGGCTTCTGGTCTGAAGAACTTGCCCTGTAATTCTTGACGCACTTCATTCATAGCTTCAAAGTCAAATGGGTTTGCAAGTTTATTTTCATTTGCAGTGAAAGCTTTGTTGATTGTTTCAGTGCTTGGAAAGAATGTATTAAATCTACCAGCCAACAAGTAATTTATCTGAGGAACTTTTGCTTCCTTTAAGGATCTTGCAATTTCTGCATCAGACATACCAAGTGTACGAGCATCTTCAATGGCCATGTTTAAATCACGAAGCGCCTTAAATCTTTGTTCATTTGAAACAAGGTACGCCTTAGTAAGATCTTCAGCATTAGCCTTGCCGCGAGTCTTTGCAAGTTGATTAAAAATACCTCCAGCAGATGTAACCTGCTGTCCCGCCTCATAACCTCTATATCTTAGAGAATCTAAGATTGCAGGCTTAACTGTTTTAATACCAGTGAGAGCTTCCATAAACTCACCAGCAGGATCAATGCGAATGCCTGATCTTTTCACAGCATCAGATGGATCAAGCAATCCTGCAGATACACCAATGGACTTAGGGAAATCTTTTAGCCTAGCATCTAATCCGAAAGGCATTGAAGAAGTTGCTGACGCGGTTAGATCGGCGGGTAAGAATCCAGGGCTTAATCCATCTGCAAGATGCGCGAATGATTTGCCAAGCTTAACGCCAGTTTGATCACTATCAAGGTATACAGATCTACCAAACCTAGTTTCATTACGAGTTATATCAAGAATTTTTTCAGTTATTATTGACTCGCCAAGGAAGGGAGAGAAATATTCGCCTAGCCCTTGAGTCGCTCCGTCCATAAAGATTTCACTTAATTCTTTTTCACCTGTAATGCCGTCATTAACTGCATTGAATACTCCTCTGGCCCCTCTAGTTAAGTAGTCATAAGGGTTGGTGTAAGAGAAGTTGTAAAAGTCTGTAATGTTTCCATCTTTGTCTGTGGCAATAGGTATAAGCATGGCGTTCTTTTCCCAAGTGGCAGCACTTGAACGCTTGAATGCATTAACCTGCTCCATGGTAGCGCCTGTAAGCGCAAGACCACCGGCCATTAGGCCGCCATACATACCAGCATCTACGGTCATTGATCCCATCAACCGGCGCATGCCAATAGAACGAATCGCTGTTGACTCACTACCTAGTTCTTTAATGGCCCTGCCGTAAGTGTTACCGCTTGTTCTTATTATCTCAGCAGGGAACGCAACGAAGTTACCAAAGGGCAATCTTCTTAACTGCTTAATAAATTCAGGGACACGCGCATAGTTAGGCACAGTGTCTTTGACAATGCCTGCAGCCTCTCGCTTTAAGAAAGTTTCTACTTCATCGCCAACCAACTGACTTGGCTTTCGACCCTTAAGCATTAAAGAGTTCTGCACATCAGTCACTGGTAAGTCTAATGGTGAATTCTTAAACGCATCCTTTAGCCTGCCAAGCTCCATCTCATAACTATAGATTTTCCATATGTCATCAGACCCTTGGTACAACTTACCGGCAAAAGTGTTTTGAATATTCTGAGCGGCTTGTATTGCCTTCTTACCATAGACCCCACCCTTTGCATTCAATGCGTCCTTAAACAGATCCTCAAACTCACCAACCTTTGAGTTAGTGTTGACGATGCCAAGGTCGATCATCTTATTATAAAAAGTATCAATTTCTTTCTTGGTAGCTCTTTTGCCATTTGAACCAGGTAGCTTAATAAGTCGCTCACCAATCTGGCTAAATACAGTTTCAGCAGAACCTACAAGATCTTCACTGTTACCAAAGTTACCATTCCTTAATGCAAAGAAGGCTGCAGTAGTTGCGTTTCTTACTTGTGTGATAGGGCTTAATACAGTCTTTGCCACCTGAGAGAAACCCTTTAGTCCTAAGAAGGTTGCCCAAAGTCTATTGGTGTCAGGGTTTAAAAGTCCTGCAGGCATGTCTTCAAAAGCCCTGTGGTATTCTTCTCTAACGTACTTACCAGCAAGAGGACCAAACCTTTGAATAGCACTAGGTGATACCTCTGATCCAGACAGGGTGCCTTCCATTCCTATTCGCTTGTACTTACCCATGTCTTGAATTGGAACGTCTAAAGGGATTTCGTCAAAGATAAACCTGCCTTCTTCTGGCAAGGAGTCGTTGTACTTGCTTAGGTTGTTGTAGTAATCAGACTTAGTTATCGATTTAGTCATGCCATCGATTGTCTCAATAGCTCTAGTTTTAAGACCTGTTCTTTGCTCTTCAACACTTCTCTGTCTTATTACACTTTCACCAAATGTGCCGTCACTTCTTTTAACACGCCCAAGAACATCAGCGCCTCCAGAGTACTCACCTAAAAAGTCTCTTATCGCTGGAAGGTTGTCTAACCTTCTACCCTTTAGAATTCCCTGTGCAACACCACTAAGCGTGCTTTCATCAAACTGTTCTTTAGGCTTCATATTTGAATTATTAAATGAAACCTTTTGCCGCAGATCATTTAACACGCCTCTCGCTTCCTGCTCAGTTATGACTTGGCCAGGCTTTATTTGTTCAGAAACCCTATAAACTTCTTCAAGTGCAGCCTTAGCCTGATCATTTGATGGAGAGTATCCCTCTGGATCTTTAAGCGTTCTGTACATTCTTGTTCCATAGAATGTTTTGTTCGCCTCAAATGCGGCTGTTAAATCTTCCGTCATGGATTTACCCATGAACGTATCGTTAACAATGGTTGAAGACAGACTATCTATCTGACCTCTTAATTTTGTAGCAGCTTGAAACAAACTTAAATCTCGCTTGCCAGCAAACAGAGAAGGAATATTTGCTTTCTTTATTGTTTGATCTATATCAAGTAATTGATTTGCAGCTTTCTCTTGGACGTTCGATCTTGGTATAAAACCTGGCGTGCCAACAACACCAACATCTTCAGCGAACAGGTAGTTATTCAAAGCATCAAGCGTCACTCGCTCATCAACTTCGTTTAAGTTTCCAGAAGACTTCAATGCTTTTAAAGCATGATCAACTTGCTCTAGTCCTTGACGGGCAGCATTGTTTTGAGCGTTAAGTTGTTGAACTCTTAAGTACTCAAGTTGTTTTGTTTGTGAGTCGGGCATATCACCCTTGGAAGTAAAGAATCTTCCAGCGGCTTTGCTTGCTTTGGCTAAATTCTTTTCAATAAAAGTTAG